ATGGCAAGTTATAAGCAATTATCAAAATATAGCTGGAAGGTAGATATTCCATTAGGCTACGAAAACGGTAAAAGACAAAGAGTTATAAAACAAGATGCTGAAAAATTTGCTACAGAAACATTAGCGCAGAAGAATAGATGTTATATTGCTTCTACAGAAAGCAATATACTTTTTAAAGATTTTATAAATAAATGGTTTAACGAATATAAGGTAAATACAATTAGCACTAATACAATAACAAATTATAGATCAAGAATAGATACTCATATAATACCAAAATTAGGCCATTACAAACTAAATAAAATTACTAATATAATTAGATTTCTATAACAGCCTTATTAATGAAGGTGCTAAGGCTTCTAGTGCTAAAAAGATTATTGAAACACTAAATAATTGTTTAAAGTATGCACAAAAAAATAAACTTATATATAACTTACCTACTGATATTGAAAGAGTTAAAATGGAAAAACCTAAAGTTGAGTTTTGGAGCAAGGATGAAATTGACTTTTTCTTAAATGAGATAGAAGACACATATCTTTATACTCCAATTTTAATTGAATTATTTACAGGCTTAAGAATTGGGGAATTATGTGGATTGCGTTGGTGTGATATTAATTTTAAAACAAAATATTTAAACGTTACACACCAGGTTATATATGATAGAACTACTAAGGAACTAATATTTACGGATAAGTTGAAGACACCAACAAGTTATAGGAAAATGAGTTTACCTGAAATATTAATTGATCACTTAAAGAAGAGGCTCTTAAAACTGACTTTGTTGTCTTAAGCCGTGAGGGTTCAATGTGCAATCCTAGAAACTTATCAATGAATTTTACTGGAGAGATTTCAAAATATAAAGATTCATTGAATAATAAAATGAAATTATATCCTAATAATGATTTAGGTAATTATATATCTTTAAAACAAATAACATTTCATGCCCTTAGGCATACCCATGCCACCTTATTAATATTTAATGGTGAAAATATCAAGGTTGTTTCAGAAAGATTGGGGCATAAAAGTATTACTGAAACTTTAGATACTTATACTCATATAATGCTAGATATGAAAAATAATACTGCTAATTTATTAAATGATATGTTTGTGGATACGATCCCTGATTAATCCCTATTTATTTTTTTCGAAAAATAATCCCCAAATAATCCCCTTAGTACAAAACGAAAACGGCTCAACCTGCATGGTTAAGCCGTTTTTCATGTGATTAAATACTCCCAGCGGGATACCACCTATATATTTAACTATATTCATCTATATTGATTTATATTATTCTACATTCGATGTTCACTTAACTTAAGCACATTTCAATATTGATTTAATATGATCTAAATTTATCCTCATATTTGCAAAGTGTCCCCTTTGTGTCCCCTTTTTACTCTCCTATTTTAAAAGTAAGATAGTTGTTATTGCTTGTTTTATATAATAAGAAAAGTACAATTCATTTGTCGTTGAATTGTACTTTCCTTTTAACATTTTACATGTACTTTAAACTTTTACCACATTTTCTTGTATTCAATAGTAGAATCTACTAAATCTGAATGGTTTTTATCACTATAGAAATAATTTTTATATGCATAATGCGAATAATCAGATGTACAATACATATCTTGCACTACATATAACTTGTCTGCTCCAAAATTTCTAGCAGTTTCAATAATACCAGCTACTGTATATATTGGACCAACATATGGTATTATTGATAAAATACCAAGTGCAATACTCTCAGCATCACCTTGTGTCCTTGTATCATAGGTATATTCAGTAACATAGTAATAGGTAAAACCATCATCTCCAGTAAAATAATCTGGATTAGTATAACCATCTGTTAATACTACACCTTTTCCAGCTTTAACAGCAGAACGAGTTGCTTTTACAACACATACATTATCTAAATATATATTTCCCTGAGCATCTGTCGAATATTTTTTTACAGTCCCATCAACGTCTTTATAAGTACCCTTTGTATGCTTGGAATCAGTAAATGTTAAAACAATATTTTTAGAAGTCTTCTTATCAAGTACAGTTCTTGTCTTATCAGTTTGAGTGATTTTAACACTATCATCTTCATATAAGACACCTGTTTTTAAATTATATTGATTTTGAATTTTCTGAGTGTCAGTAGTAGCTGCATATGTTGCTTGGGTTGGAAGTGAGCTTACTAAAACACCTGTAGTCAAAATAAGAGATAAAGCTTTAGCTACAATAGCTTTTGTTTTTTTCATGAATATCACTCCTTTTTTTTTGATTTTGCTCTTGATAAAAGGTATATATTAAATAAAATACCCACTACACATATAAATCCAGATATAACGAAAGTTAAATCATTTGTTCTTTTCCATACAATAAATGAAACAATAAGTGAAATAATCATTATAATACATAAAATAACAATACCTATGTTAATAAGATTATCATTTAATGATTTTTTGTTATTATTATTTGAATTCATGACATCATCCTTTCATAAGGTCAGAAATACATGTAAAATTTGTTAAAACCAAGAGTAAAATGTTTTTGTTTTTTTTTACATTTTTTCAAGTCTTGTACAAGCCCTACTATATTTTATTCCAAATTAAGTTAAAAGTCAACTTTTTTTCCATTTCTCACAAATACTTGACTACCTTTTTATTTCATAAAACAACAAATCCAATGTATTTTTTAATTCTTGGCATTTACTTAATGATAAATATTGTGTTTCTATCCACACTCCATTATTATTACCTCTAACGTAGCATGTCACCCCTTCAAAATACTCTAAGACTGCATTTACATTAACACCATCATAAATAGCTGATAATGGCGGTAAATAGTTTGTAACTACATACCCCTTTTGATTATCTGTAGGCGGTTCGATCGGAATATTAGGATCAATCGCATTTGCGAACCTATAGGCTAATTGATCCCATGAATAATTATTATAAATCATTATATCTGTTTCATTATCACAAAAGCATAATTCAAAAATTATGTTAGGGGCTTGAATATGGTTCATTTCGTAAAGGTTCTCGAACTTTACTCCCCTATTAGTGAACAATGATCCAAAATTATTACAAAGATTTAAGGCGTACTTATACGCCCCACTATTTGCCGAACTGACTAACGTCTCTACGCCGTGCCCTTGTCCGTTTGAGGCGTTCATGTGTAAGCTGACAAACAGATCAACCCCCGCAGTATTTGACTTTGTTGCACCCTCTGAAAGTTCAGCACCCGCATTAGATCCGTTCGAGTTGCAGTCAATCACGGTATGACCGTAATCCGTAAGAACTTGGCTCACGGCTTTGAAATACTTTTGCATTTGTTCATATTCGTTAACGATCCCCACTGCTCCGATACAATTTGCGGAATGTCCGCCCCTTAATCCAATTTTCATTATTGTAACACCTCGCTATCATTTGTTTTATTATCGCTAAAGCCTGTGGTACTATTATCAACGATCACGCCCATAACTACCAATAACCCTAAAACTGTATTTAAAATAGTTTGCCAATTATCGGGGAACACCTTAACCCCGAAAAGTTGCGTTAATGTTACAAGCGTACTCACTATGTAAACCCAAAAAGCTTTATTTTTTAATCTTGATTTTAAATTTATATTCATGTTTTATACTCTCCTTTTTATTGTGAAATTTCGTCGATCCTGTGATGGGCTGACTTGGTGGATTCCTCAACCTTTGCAACTCTCACCAGGATATCGTTATTAAATTTATCTTGGTTATTTAGTTTGGTTTGAATATCGATTATCCCCTGGGATATATACGATAATTGAACCTCAATTTTTGTTTGCTGAACTGTATCGGCTTTGATCTCTTTTTTATATGAGTTTTTATAACTCATAACACCCACGTAAGCCCCGATCAATGTACACCCTAAAGTTACCACTATATTAATATTATCCATGCCTTATCCCTCCAATTTAGGGCAATAAAAAAGACTTCTTTCAAGTCCTTTACCTATTGCGATATTAAATTTTCTAATTCTGTGTATTGATCTGCCGTAATCTTCCCACCCGCCAAAAGTATATCCATTGATTCGATCATACTTGTAAATTCTCTCTGATCTTCGGGCTTTGCTAATTGCTCATTAATTCTCTTTTTTAAAATATTTCCTAGTAATATTTGTGTTGCCGTCATATTAATTCGTTCCTTCCATTATTTTATTTAACTCGGATTGCAATATATAATTCTCAAAAATTGATATTGTTTCATCTGTTTGATCAAATAAATATTGTGATATATCCGAAATTCTACAATTTAATGTTATTAGTTCATTTTCTTGATTTTTTAAAATCTCCAACTCGTCATTTGTATAATAGGTTATATTAAGTTTTTTAGTTAATAAGTTTATATTATATGATTTTGCATTTTTGAAGGTTTCTTCTAGATTTCCAAAAGGTATTGTTATACAATCAACCTCATCTATATTTTTATCTTTTAACTGTTGGTATAAACTCATATCTTGTACTTTGGTTCGTTCTATTACTCCGCCCTCCATTTCAGACGTAATTGTCAAAACCTTTCCTGTTGATATATCATAGTAAACTTTTGCGTTTATTTGTGCCATTATTAACTCACTCTCCTTTTATTGCATTGCCATCCAATAATACGTCCCCGAATAACCACTACTATTTACATACATTGATATGACGTTAGAGTTAACAGTATATCTTACAGCGATAGCCCCACTTTGACTCACAACAACTATATTGTTTGTCCCGTCTATTGTCTGCCATGTTCCTTGTCGAATCGCTGATCCATTGTACATATATACATTTATTACAGTTGGGACAAATCCCAATGTAATTGTTTTTGTGTAATTCGTACCATATTCAGTAGTACCAAATGTTATTGAACCCTTTGCCCCAACAACGCCACCTAAACTTTGAATCGTCACATTTCCAGTAACTCCAAATATACTAATCCCCGATTTTATATTACTTGCGATTAAATTTGAATCACCCGCTATTGTTTGGTTTCCCAAGATATATTGACCACTTACGATTGTTTGGTTTGTAGTCCCTGGGGTAATTGTCGCCGATCCTTTGCTCGGAATAGTCCCCGTTAAATTAATACCATTTGCAGAACTGAAGGTATAACCCGTTAAAACGTGCCCCACGTTCGCCGTTCCTGTTACTGGTGCGATTGTTTGATCTCCCGACAAATATAAGCCCTGTGGGATCGTTTGAGCGGTTGTTGACGGGTTGTAAGTTGTGGCTGATCTACTTTGAATATTACCCAAAACCTTAAGCCCGTTAACATAAGCACTCGCCCCCGCTAGTATTTGACTGGCGGTTGCTAGTCCGTCGGCGGTGTCTACTACTGACGATTTACCCGTAACCCCGAATATGCTTACACCCTCTTTTATATTCTCAGTTATTAGGTTGGAATCTCCCGCAACTGTTCCCCCGCTTGTATGTCCTTGCGGTATAGTTTTTGCGGTTGCTCCTGGTGTAATGTTTATTGCTCCATTGTCGGGCATTGTTCCAACTATTGCCCCGCTATCTCCTGTCGCAGTCGTTCCAATCAATAATTTATCTGCGGTTACATTTCCCCCGCCTCCTTTACCCTGTAATATAAAATTTACGCCGTTATACCTCAATGTATAGGGCATATCTTTTTTAAGTCCGCCGTTAGTGATTTGATTCCCCATACTATCGACGATCGCTTTTGCACCCCACCCGTTTACATTTACGGTACTTGCTCCCGTACTTGCATTATTGATCTTTACACAAACCGCTAACCCGTCAAAATATGTACTTAGTGTACTTATGGCAGATATTGAAACGGTGTAATTATTCGCTGATCCTGTGGCAACTGCGTAAAATATTTCGTTAGTTTCTAGCTCTTTTAATTTACCGTCGATAATGTCAGCATTTGAGTTGAAATCCTCAACATTTACAACGTCAGTACCCTCGGGCTTTTTTAATTTATAATTTGTAGTATTCTTCATTCGTGAGCCTCCTTAAATGACTTTCATTTCTTCCCATGCTTTAGCCTCTGCCGTATTCCACATCATTTGCTTAGAATTAATTACATTCCATACGTTGTATGAGTATTCAACATCACAAACCAAATGAGCGGGTTTGATCTCCCGTATCATGTTAATGAATCCCACCATATTCTGCGGAATACCTTTAGCACCAACAAACTTGATCGTAAATGAGAAATCGGCGGGGTGTTCTATGATATCAACCTCACCACCCGAAAACGCCTCGGCGGTGTTTTTAATCATGGCTTTCGTGGTTGTCCCTCGTCCTCTCCTTTTGGCTTTTATAACTTCTCGCCTTTCCTCATAACTCGCCCCAGGGTTTGGGGTTATGTTATAAGCTTTTTCGTATATATCTAGCCCCCAGGTTGTCCGATTAATATATAATTGATCTTCTACGTCCTGGATCGTGACCATTAACCGCCCGACCTCGTAGGATTCTACATTTAATTGGTTTTTAGCAACGTCTGAGTTTTTATAATACTCGGGCATATCTTTCATTAGATCGGGGGCTTTTGCCATGATCTGATCTTTTGTAAATTCCATCTATAAGCCCCCTTAACTAAAAGTAACCGATCCAATGACGGCGATCTCTTCCTCGGTTAACGTCACGGGTTCGGCTTTTCCATTAATCATTAAATTTGTATAGTCTTTGATCCCAGTATCTAAAAGTAAATTTCCAACAAAAGCAATACTTATATATGCAGTATTGAAAGCAACACTTTTCAGATAAGCTTCTAAAGCATTAGAAAACTGGGCTTTAACGGTGTCTAAATCTCCCCCAGGTTGTAGGGTTATACTTGCCGTAACATTTAAAGGCTTTTCGATTGCTGATATTACCGTAACGTTAGCACCGATCGGGCGAACGCTTTCGATATAATTAAAAGTCTGGTCGATTAAATCCTGATTAGCCCCTCTTTTATTTGAATCAGCTATAACGACTTTAACCGATCCCCAACCGTTCCAAGTATCGAATACCTTTGCCGATCCTACGCCTACAACGTCCCTCGCCCATTGTAAGTAATGATAAGGATTCCCCGACGTTGCGGGTGTTCTAACCTTGATATAATATCTCTCTTTTAAACTGTCGTCGCTCTCTTGGTCATATCCGCTAGTCGTTGCAACTGCGTTTGTTACTTCTGTGATCCCTGTTAATGTCTTTGGAAAACTCGTTATCGATCCAACTGGTACATTTCCGATTGATCCTAAAGTCTTTGATTTAATATTAACCATGACTTGACCACTTTCGATAATGACTGCCGATTCTAATATCTCGAAATTTATAAGCCCACTTGATACCAAATCACCAGGCGAAATGATTGCCCCTGGTAGTCCTTTTAATATTACTTGTCCAACTGAATAAGTTGCTAAATGTCGGTCGATACCTTCCTCTGAACAAAGTTCCGTTAAATAATCACCCGTTGACGTGGCTATATTTCGGCGTGTGATTATATCCTCAACTAACTTATACGCCTCACTTAATTCAATTGACATAGGAGCGTTAAAGTCATAAAAAAACGATCCGTTGCTCGTGTCATAGCTTGGATCGACATTCGATAACATTCTATTTAAAATTACTGCTGAACTATCTGCCATTTATATACTCACCCCCTCGGTAATTGCTCCATAAGTTGACAATACAATAAAAGACACGCTTAAATTTTGCTTACTCCTTGTAAATTCAAAACTCGTCACGGCGGTAATATCGAGGTGATTTGTTAGCATTTCGGTAATGCTCGACTGAATCCCCGCATAAATCACCCCTGTTGGATAGTCTGAATGTATAAACTCATTTAATTCGATCCCGTAAGTATCGTCGATAATTTCATAAATTTTATATTTATACTTTTCAGTTTTTAACGCTTTCTTAATCCAAATTTTAAGGGCTTTTTCTCCCTCAACTATGTGAGTTTTTCCGTCAATTAAAATAAAGTCCCCCTTATCAAAATCGAATAAGAACGACTTTCCAAACTTAGTTTTTTGAGTAGCTGCTATGTTAATATTTTCGTTTTGATCCTGGTTCAATGGAAAAAACATCTTACACCACCTTATCGATTATAAAGAATGCCTGTCCACCCTCTGCGGGTAAACATAAAACTTGATCGCTCACTTTTAAAACGTCCTTAAATGTTATTTTCCCATCTGTTGCAGTTCCGCCGTTTATCTGTATAGTTGCAGATCGATCGATCCCATTGAGTAAACTACTACACATATAAACCATATCTTTAGTTAAAAATACCCGATCCCCTAGAATAGATATTTTAATCGGATCAACTGCAATTACAGTTCCCACGACTGCACCTAATGGGCTTTCGTTATCTCTTTTTTTAAATTCTCTCGCTAATTCATTCGCCCAGTTCATTTTTACCACTCCACACTAATATTAACTTTATGAATCCCACTCGTTACCGTGTGGTTAGCTGATTTAATTTTGTACCAGCCCTCTTTTAACTTATCATTACTTAGATAAATTAATCGGTTTGACTGGATCGTTTCGGCACGATCTAAAACCAATAACGAAACTGTGGTACTGTGCTCGATCCTGTTAAGTGATTTTAATAAATTATCAGCTATATTTTTTGACTGTGATACGTCCTTATCATCTACTTTTTCGACGTGTTGTAATAAACCGAAATACCATTGTGCCGTCGTGTCTTGGCTTTCTGCTAGGATCGGCGAACTTTCTTCCGAATTACTTACTACCTGGATTTTATTTTTCATATTCTCGATTGAGTAATCTATCTTAATATCTTTATCATATAGAAATTTAGGGTAAATATATTTATTATCTAAACGATCAATAACCAGTTTAGCCCCCTGCATTTCTTTAAAATAGTTGATCGCTTGATCCTTTCCCGCTTGATCTAAAAAGTCGTCGATTATCTTGTCGATTGAATCCCCTTTATAAAATTTATTTATCTTGGTCGGGATATTAATTATACTGTGCTCGATTTGAAACTCTAATAAAAGAGAACTTAACCCGCTCGTAACATCAATATCATTGAACTGCTTAACCACTTCACTTTTTAAATAAAATGAGTAATCAAAACAAGTATACGAATAAGTAAATTTGCTTTCTGTACACTTTACAACCGTACCCCTAAACACTTCATACCCATCAATAAAACAACTCACCACTTGCCCCATGTTTAAACTATGTAAACTATCAAAAGCAAGTGTTGATCCTAATGTCTGTGAATCAGTACCCCATGATAAATTATTAGACTTTATTAATATATCTGTGCCCTTTGTAACTAGCTTGTAAATCATGAGTTGTAATCCCTCCATTGTTTACAATCGATCGAAAGGGTTGTATCTCCGAAATGGTTTCGACTTTCTTCAAAGTCAATCGAAAATAGCCCTTGAATAACTGTTACCCCCGCACTATTACACACAATCAAGTATATGGGTTCTTTTTTATCTAAAGCCCAGTTTAATACTGCGGTATAATCTGACTTATTCGGATTTCTTACCAACTGAAAAGGGTTCTTTGTCCCTTCTTTAGGAATCCAGGTTTTAATCGTAAATTCTCGGGCTTTACTCCCAGTAATGAAAGTGTATTCAGTCCCGAAAAAATCTGTAAAACTCTCGGTATTTTGTCCGCTCTTAACTGCGGGTAATTCTTCAAGCGGGATCGGGAATTGTAACATTCTTGATTTATCTTTTTTAGATATAAACGCCGTGTAATACATTCTTGATCCCTCCTAATTATTTGTTAATGCTAATTTTAATTTTCCTGTGATAATCTCACCCATTTCATTTACAAATTGATGATTTCCAATAACATTACCTTTCACCGTAACATTGACTATAGTTCCGCCCGATCCGTTTAAAATCTTGTCGCTTTTATCTGCGGGTATAACTTGCGATCCTCCTGGTAGGTTTACGATCTCCCCGCCATGCTCTCCAATCTCTGCCAGTCCTCCGCCAAAATATTGAGTACCAGTCGCAAATCTTGGAATCGTAGGGACATTTAAATCAAATGATTTACCCCCTATTCCTGGAATCCAATCGGGTAACGTGATCCCCGCAAGTGAATTAAATCCCTCAATTAATGAGTTGATCCCATCAATAGCATAATTAATAAACCCGCTTATAGCTAATCCAATACCATTAAATACTCCCTCTATTGATTGCCCTATACTCGAGAATGATGTCGTTAAACTATTCCATAATTCAATGGCTTTTGCTGAAATGAAATCCCAATTTTGCCACAAGGCAACACCAACCGCAATTAAACCGCCTATTAAAATAGTGATCCAACCTAAAGGCGTAAGGGCTATTGTTCCATTTAATAAGCCCATAGCAATATTACACGCCATTGTTACCCCTTGCCAGGCAACTTGTAACGCTGTCACAACTTGGGTTGTAATTGCAATTACTTTCATTGCTCCATTAAAGAACAACACCGAACTTGCTACCCCCATAATAATCGGGGCTATTGTTGACCAGTTATCATTTAAAAAGTTAAATACGCCAGTAATATCCGATAATAACCCGCCTAATACGTCACGAATAACATTGAATATATCAACCATATTATTATTTTGACTAACAGAACTGAAAAGATCGAGAAAATAACCCGCTACCGTTTTAACAAATCCACTTATAGAATTAAATGCAGTTTCAAACGGTGCGACTAAATCTTTCCCGATCCTCATGCTATTTTCAATAACTCCGCTAATAAAGTTACTTATGAGAATGTAAGCTTTTCCAAAAAGTGAGCCTGTGTCTTGTAACCCGCTCCCCATATTTTTAAAGCCGTCAATTATTCCAGGTATAAACGCCAAAAGATCGTTGAATTTAATTAATATTTGATTAAGAAATGGCAATAAATACGAGGCGATCGTCGCTCCTACTTGCTTTAATGTTTCCTTTGCGATTCTTAACTGATTCGCAAAACCTTTGCTTGTCTTTGCGAAATCGCCTTGAGCATCCTTTGACATTTCCATTAAATAGTTATATCTTAATTGTACTTGCTCCGCTTGGCTCATTTCTTTCCATTGTTTATTGATCCCCTTGGTTAATGCGTACGCCTCGAGATTGGCAACTGACATATTAATTCCCAGGCTCTTAAGTGGTTCAGTTTCTCCACTTATCCCCGATTTAATCTTATCGAAAGCCTCGGCGGGATCAAGGTTATAGAATGAGGCAAAATCTGCTGATAGTCCACTTAATGCGGTTGACATATCTAAAAGTTTATCGCTTGATATCCCCGAGGATTTAAGCAACGCCCCCATAGTTCCGTTAAATTGTTTAGCTTGTAACTCACTCAATCCAAACGATTTTAAGGCAGTTTGCGACCATCTATTTATGGTATCCGCACCCTGTCCGAAAGTAGTATCAACAACGTTTTGAACTTCCTGGAGATCACTCGCCAACATTATCGATTGTCGCCCAATCTCGATTAAGCCCAAACCTCCCGCAAGTCTACCGATTGATCCAATAACTGCGGATTGCATTTCCTTAATGGTGTTATTAGTGTGTTGCATTTGCCGTTGAAATTGCTTTGTGTTGTTGGTGGTATTTTTTAAGGTGTTGGAAAAATTGTCTTTTAAATTTAATATGGCTTGTATGGTTTTCGCCAAACCTCCACCCCCTATTGTTTACCGCCGAATATAGCTTTATATTTTGCGGTTTCTTCTTTGTAATACTCTTCCCTAGCACAATGCAGAAAAACACGCTCTAATTGATCCAGGTTCGCCAGTTCATTCAATGACCAACCCCGAACCGCATAGAATGAATACATATTAAATTCCGAATCGTGCTCGATTAGTTTTTTATTTCATCTACTTTTGCATTAATGTTTACAAGTTCCATTAATTCTTGACCGATCTCCATAATGTCAGATAGATCAAAAATGGCTGATACAACCTCGTCGGGATCTTGAATTTCTAATTGTGCATGAAATTCGGGATCTTGTAACATAGGGCACGTATGATATATAAGTGTTTTAAATGCTTGTACCATATCCCCAGTGCTCTTACCCTCGCCCATTTCGTCGATAACATCAATTAGAGTATTATCTTTAGGTTTTATAAAAGTTAACGTCTTTTCTAATGAACTAACCTCAATATCCTTTGACTTAAATTGCTCCTGTTCCTTTTGGATCTTTCTCGCTAATAAATCTTTAAAAGTTGCTTTTTGAATTGCTTTTTTACTCATTTTTTAACCTCCAAGTTGTTTTAATCTTTTCTTCTGTTAGTCAAAATCACGTATATTTACACAACAAAAAAGGCAGTCCAATTTGAACTACCTGTTAATACACAGTTTAAGAACATTACGAAGCTTCATTTTCTTTTAAAAAGTATCGTTTAGATGGAAATGTAATTATTAGTCCTACAAGCGATTGTATAATTCCTTGTGTATTATACGAATTCTTAATTTTGAATGCTATAAAAATCATAGATAACACTAAAAAAAATAAATTATAAGTTATCATTAAGCCATATCCCCATTTTTTAAGTCTAAAATATCCATATGATATTATTAACATGACTAGAACACTTAATATTCTAATTACAGCATCTAATAAATCAGATATTGGAATAATAATAACGCCAAATTGTTCAACAAATTTTTGTATTGGGAAAAATGATACTATTATTAAAAATGCACCAAGCAAATTTAAATCTCCAATAAATGTTACTACTATAGGCCTTTTTAACTTCATATATATTCACTTCCTACTAATTTACTATTTCGTTTTTTAAGAACATTATGCAAACATATAATCTAACTTATTTAAAATAATATTTAGGAATTACATTAAATACTACAAATAGTATCATCAATATGCCAAATGAAATTGAAAGTATTTTTAAGTATTTATCTTTTAATATTAGTCCATTAAATAATTGCTGACACCCAATACAGGCAAACATTATTGGAAAGGCAACTTTATCAGTAAAGAAACCTACTAGAAAACCTATGGGAAATATAAGCCCTACAACTAAAAACAATACTTTTACTAATTTAATTTTTCCATTATTAATCTAAATCACCGCCTGTAATTAATCATTTATATGCTTTTAATCCGTCTAAATTTATTATTACGTGTCATAATATATCAACATTATACCATATTTTTATAATTTTAACACATGCATACATTATCTTATTTCTTGATAAAATTTATTTTTAAACGGTATAAAAAAAGCACCCCTTAAATGGTGTCTAATATTTCATATTTAGAAAATTTTAATGGTAATTCTTCTTCAACGTTTGCTCTAGCCTCGAACTTTGCAAGTGTAAATTCTGTGATAGTAATTCCACTTACTGCAACCCTTTCGCTTTTGCCTGTGCTCTCGTCTGTTAGTTTTGTGATTAATTTTATATCGGGCATTACTCCCGTCTGATAAGCTTTCGCAATTAATTTTATTAACGTGGAATCTATTTTATAAAGGGTAACTGTTCCCTCACCGCTCCAGCCAGTATATTTACTGTGTGTGCTTGAATCTCCACAAAAATTAATGTCCTCGAATTTTCCAGTAACTTTTAACTCTATACCTTTTAACTGTGCTAATAGCTGACCATTTAACCAGGCTTTCCCCGAGTTCCCTGTCAGAATCTTATTTACTATATCGCTCATTATTTAACCCCCTCATTACGCCATGTATACGTCAAAGTCTAAGTTCATCATTGAGCCTAAGACTTTAATGTCAGCACCTAAAAACGTACTTCTTTTAAATGTCATATTCTTAACTTTTGTATCGTCCCAGGTTTTCGCCTCGGGCTTAACTGTTTCCCACGCCTTACGTTGTTTATTAATGTTTATATAAGCGTAATTATCATAAGCATTATCGAGGATTTCACTATCTGCTAACCCCTCGAAATATGTGTTAACTGCTGAAATAAAGATCATTTGATTATCTGTACTATTTTTACATGCTCCAACATATTTAGTTTTATAAATATCTCTTATATCGTCTTTCATCATGTTTGTTGCCTCCATGATCTCGATATAACGCATATCGTCGAATATTCCTTTGCTTTCGTCGATTGTTACAAGTGAATTGATCGCAGTTCCCACCCTTACACAATCAAAGTCATTAATTAAAATTAATTCCCCGTTATTTAATGAGTTTGTAACGTCTGCAACTGGTTCAACTTCCTTAAGGTTTTTACAAACAAAATACGTCATTCCCCTGGTAACATTACAAACACACGCAATTGCTAAAAGTGACGGTAAATATTCCACTCCGTTTCGCTTTCCTCTTGCCTCTTCCAAAAATGTAACGCTTGGGTTAGTAAAATTAGTTATCATAGGGTGATCGGGTGCAGTAGATTTATAAGTTAACGCCTGGTATGTTTTACCCTCGTTAGCTCTTGCTTTGATCCATGAATTTATAGCTGTGTAATCTTCCGCAGTTCCAACCGTACTGATCCAACCAGTTTTTAATTTAGTTGCTATTAAATTTAGCCCGACTGTGATCTCGTCGTCTTCATCAATTCTTATAACCGATAATTCAGCGACCCCAAAAGATATGACGTCACTTAAATATTGAAAATTATCGTTAGTATATAATGCCTTATCCTTGTCTAAGTCCTCTTGCTCCACGTACTTTTTATAATTATACGACTTGTCGGTGTCGTCCCTAACTATTAAAATTGCAATTCCTCGCTCTGATCTTTCAATAAAAGTTGCTAATAACTGCTTAAAATTCACCTCTAATACTGGTAATGTGACATTAGCCATTTTTTTAAATTCCTCCTTAGTATTAAAATATTTAATATTAAAATTACTCATTAATATTAAAATCAAAGTCCAAATCTTCCATAAGTTCGCCTGATCCCTCACTATACTGATCGTAATCGATGTGTAGTGCAGTAATTAAGATATCGAAATCAACTTGTAATATCGTGTCATTTACCTCGGCGTTAACTTCATTTATGGGAATATAATAACTGTCGATCCACATACCTTTTATAAATGTTTCTTCAATTATCTCTTGAACTTGTAAATTTTCTAGCTTATATTTTTTTAAATTACTTGCAAAAAAATAAACCCTAATTGTTAAGTTTCTCCCCTTAAAACTAGCGTTTATATTTTCAAGTTTTCCCCCGTCAATTTCAATTTTTAATGACGGTCTTTCGATCTCTGATAGATCACCAGGGGAAATTGGAACACTTTCAAAGGGTGTCCCAACTAACGTCCCTCGTAGCTGATCCGCTACGGCTTTATTAATTTGAACCAATGAAAGCATATTAAAGCCCCTTTCCTAACATATCATCAATAAAGTTTTCTATATCCTCATAGAATTGACTTTCAAACTCTCGACGTGATCCGTCAACAACTTTTAAGCCTGGTTTATATCCTACCTCTTGCCCCGCATGATTTACAATTCTGTATCCGTCCTCTATTAAGTGGGAATGTGGGGCTATTTTAGGGCTATTATATACCCTCACGGAATACCCGCCGTTTCCTCGGTAAACGTACGGCTTTCCTTTCTTTATTGACTTAAAATACTTCCCAGTTTTCTTTTTAACTTTTGCCCTGGCATTTGCTACGGTAATTCGCCTTAACTTTGTTCCCTCACCGTTTACAAACTTCCTACACTCTCGGGGCATTTTTTCGGTTGCGGTTTCAAGTAACTTTTTTTCGTAGTTTTCTAATTGTTTAAAATCAAAACCCCAATCACTCACTTTTATAAATCCCCCCGATCAATTTAGCCATTATTTCGATTGAATCCTTAAATTTATAATTCGGATTAAAGTAATCAATGTCATATCTTTGATTTTTATATATAAAATACATATCGTCAGTTAATTGATCTATTGATTTACTTCTTATAGTGATCTTATGGCTTGTTGTTGCCTGAGTACTGTCTGCCTGGGTGCTAGTATTAACCCCACCCGTGGGAATTATTTCACCATAAACATACTTGATAAAGCCATCTTTAAAATCGTCCTCCCCCAGTTCATTAATGAACGGGATTCCTTTTCCATGTAGGGCTAATTTAGTCCTCAATCGGCTTGTTAATCCTTGCATAAAATCACCCCTATAATAAATTAATACTGTATAAATTAAGTATTATTAAGATCACGGGGCTTATATTTGCTTTATCGACTGTGAATTGCCTGTTATCGTACATTTCCGCACATAATACCAGGATCACGATTGATAAATCATCATATTGATCTAATTGATCCAGGCTTAAGCCTGTGTAACCTTTGACGAATGATTTACTTGCCAACAATATAATATTTAACGTGTTGTCCTCGGAATCGTCGTCAATTCTTAAATACTCTTTTACCTCATTGATTGAAAGTTCACTATATTTCATATTCTCACCCCAAAAAATAAGGGGCATTACGCCCCATTATTTGAACTATTTCATTTTTAAAGCTACTAATTTTTGAGGTTCTACGATCTTAGAATCTAGCTCAACGTAACCCACACAACCTACTGCGTGTTGAGTTGCATATTTTTCGTTAAGTATTTGTAATTCTACATTTTTAGTTAACTTTGTATAAAGCCCGCTCATATCACCGTAAAACACAACCTTTTTACCTGTTAATACTACATTACACGATTCCGTTACATATACTGGCTTACCTAATAAAGTCCAACCAAACGCCGTTGTTAAGTCTTTATTTAATAAGTATTCGCCTGTTGTATCTTTTAACTTTCTGATAGCCTTTAAAGTAGTTTTGTGCATGATCCAAACTGAATTAGATTGATATATTTCAGGTATTTCCATTTGAACGTCGATAAGTTCGTCAGCTGATATTGTTGCACCCGCAGTCGTTAAAACATTTGCACACGTTTCAAGCCCGCTCATTTTAACCGATCCAGTTATTAATTCTCTTTCGATAAATTGGGATATTGCAAGGGCAACTCTATCAACTATAAATGATAATAAATCAAAGTCCTGTCTATTTATTAATGATTTAGATACTTTAGCCAAACAACCAACAATGTAATTTGTTAATTTAACTGTTGTAAATTTACCAGTCGCCTCGTTAAGTTCTGTTAAGTCCTCCACGTAGTCGGCTACGATCGCTGAACCACCCTCGTCATATACTGGGAATATAAGATCACCATTAACATTGTATATTGTAGTTAATGCGTAGATCGGTGATAATTCCTTAACTCTTACTATGATCTTATTAGCTATTGACTGCGGTATAATTCCCCCGTTATCTCCAACCGATAAGGCTCTTTCTTCACCCTTAACATACTTTAAAAAGTTAGTTTCTTCTATTGATCTAGTTTCTTCAACTTCTTTTTTCTTTCCAGGTGTCATTATATATTGTCTTGTTTCTTCCTCGATCTTTAATGTTTCGTCGATCCCTCTTATTTCTTCCTTGATCTCATTGAATCTTTTTATTTCTTCCTCGTTCAATGATCTTGTTTCCTCGTTAGCTTTATTAGTTAAAGCCTCCATTTCTTCAAGTAAATCGTTTCTTTTTTCTAAAAGTGGCGGTAATGCTCTTATTTCTAATATTTTTTTAATTTGAACGTTTTTCATAATTTATAATTCTCCTTTGTATTTCAATTTAAAATTTGTCTTTAGCTAAAAAATGGCATAAAAAAAACAGCCCCCTAGCTGAATCGTTTTAATTTCAATATTTCGAGTTCAAATATAGAATTATCAAACTCTCTTTTTTCTTCGTCCTGTAGTTCTTCGGGGTCTTCTTGCTGATCCTCGAATAAATAATCGACGATAGCATGAAATTCGTCGCCCCTGGTTTCATTTAGGACTGTTTTATCGTCCCTTGCCTCGATCGATGTTCCATTATATGCTGGTGTTTTATCTAATATTGATACTTCCAATAAGTCCATATCTTCAATAAATCGCCTTTGGTATGGCTCGGCAGGTTGCCAGTCGTCTTTATTATTATAAAAAGCAAACGACCAACCCTTTAACTGGTTATTTTTAGCCTTTTCCATAACTTCGGGATCAGTAACCGAACAAATTGCCCTTAAGCCGATATTGTCCTCAAATAACTGTAAATTACCGTTTTTAATTGATCCTAGTTCCCTATTTTCCAAATGATTAAATAATAATTTAACGTCCTGGGCTTTATTAAGTGCCCTTTGAAAAACGCCTTCCTTTATCTGTTCCACAAATAAACCTTGTGGGCTTAAAAGCGGTTTGGAATCTCTACAAATGGCGTTTACGTAGCCGTCAATTATTACTTGATCCGCTCGAATTTCTATCCTCATTTTCTACCTCACCCCCTTTCGTTGAGTGTATCTCTGTAGTTTGGTTAGTGTTAGGCGTGTAAATTTGTGTACTAACTGGATCGTATAAAACATCTTGTAAGCCTAACTTAATGAAATCTAAGCCCAACGGCTCTAAATCTTCTTCTTTTCTTGCCTCGTCGATCTGCATTATTCCATACTTAACCGCCATACCAAACGCCGTAATTCTCTTTAATAGATCACCTTTTAATAACTGTTTAGTATCAAACTTAAAATAAAACACGCCACTTTCTTTATTTGAAAGTAACGTGTTATTTAGTGCGGTTTCAAACTGTGCCAGGATAGGCAATATAGTTAATTTAATGAATGTTTGGTATTCTTCTTCTCTACATGAACCATTTAGAATATTTTCTGGAATATTAAACATCTTACAAACTTCTATCGCATTAGTTTTCTTATTCTCATTTAACTGCATTTCTACGCTTGTATTTGCTGATTCCTGGAACTGTAAGCCATTATTTAAAATGACACAATTAGAATTATTATTTCTATACATATCGTTCCATTGTTTTTTAAGTTCTGAGACTGCCTCGGGTGAAAGTCTATTTTCTGACTTAATAAAACCCTTTTTATTGCCTCCACTTGATACCAATAAGCCCTCGTAACGCATGGTATTAAAGATCACTTTTAAAGCCTCATAGTTTTCAGTTAGGATTCCAACACCCTCCGCCCCGTTCTTTGACTTTCTAAGTAATCTTAAAAACTCAAATAATTGATAAGTTTCACCATTAACCAAAATAGTGGAATGTTTAAATATCGGATCATTGTCATTCTGAACACTAACCCTTACATTTTCGATATAATGTAAACTTGATATTGTATTTACACGCCTATTAATGTAACTGTAGCCCTCACCATATAACAGATAGTCATTGACTAGGGCTTGTTTAAATTGAAAGCCGTCTAGTGTGTCCCCTGTGTTACTATTCAATAAACTGAGCCTTGGATCATTATCAATTGGAGTTACTTTTCCGCCCTCTTTTTTGTAAAGTTTAACGGGTAAACTTGCGATTGTGGAACTGATAAGGTTGTAGCAGCCACTTACTGACGGAATGTTTAAAAGTCTATTTTTTTCAACTTCCTCGGCTGATAACTGCCCGATTAATTGATCTAATGTGAGCGTTTCGCCTGGGTTTACCATCTCCCTTACGGCTTTTACCATGTTTCCGAATATACTAATATTAATCACCCCCTTTCTATACTGTTTGGATCACGAAATCACCGCCCACGTTGAAAATAACGTCTTGTTGCATAAGGTAAACCGCATTAATTAAGCTGACTACCATATCGACCTTACCATTAGATTTCTTTTTGTTGACGTATTTATTTAAGTTTGTATCCTCCGTAACTCTTGCATTTTGAAAGTTAATTTTTAATAATAAATTGCTTTCATACTTAAACCTATTACTTTCGATACACTCTTTTATTAGCTTTGTAGGTGGGTGTAATACGCTTGAATGTTGTCTAACCTCAACTACTTTATAACCGCCCTCATTTAGCTTTTGAGCTGTACTTAAACAGTTATATCGGTCATAACCTATTCCCATGACTTCAACCCCGTAATTACTTTCTATATTCAATATAAAGTCCTCAATGACTGAATAATCTACGGTCATATCTCCACACGCTATTGCTTTCATGGTTCTAACAAATTCGTGATAATCGATCTTTTCAAACTTTGACTTTTCCTCGATACGATCCTCGGGAATAAAGGCGATCGCCTCCGCTAAGATGTCCCCATCTTCTTCGCCAACCATACCCACGGAACAATTATCGTTTGTTAATGCTAAGTCAAGCCCAATCCAAACTTTACGCCCAAACCAATTAATTTTTGGGACAATCCCCTCTCGTAACTTGTTAACGTCGATATAACTTTCCGTCCCTAACCCTTGATAAATGATATTACAATGTTTAGTAATAAAGTTTTCTCTTTTGCTAGGTACTTCGATCGCAACGCCTCTTTTTTTCTTTAAGTCCTCCATGATCTCTGGAACTTCTAAGGCTAATGGGTTTCCATGCTCTAATATTTCGTCGTTAGTAGTCCAATGGATCACATCGTCGGGCTCATACAATAGGGCGAAAATAGTATCGTCATTGACTAGCCCGTCCAGTACCTTTTTACAATAGCCGACTTCGTCCTCGAAAGGGTTATCAACAGTCGGGTACTTGGTGGATATAATACAACCTAGTTTATTTAATATGGTCAACTGTCCCGATCTCATAGCCTCAACCGCATAAGGGTTCGGTAATGCTCCAACTTCATCAACCAAAAAGACTGACGGCAACTTACCGTCAAGCCTTGAATTTGAATAATTAAGTGGAACGTATTTGTTATCCGTGATCTTACAAAAAATATCGTCCCGCCTTATCTTAAATTTGTTCTCTAGTACGGGGCTTGATCCGATAATTTCTTGGATAGCCTCTTTTACTTCCCTCGATAGTGATCCGTCGGGTGCGACTGAATAAAACTTACTATATTTAGGCTCTAATAAAAATAAAAGTATAAAGATCAAACCAACTAAGAAAGTCTTTCCGTTCTTTCTGCATATCTCCAATACTGCGGTTTCATATCTTCGACGGGCTAAATTATCCCTATGAACCGCACAAAGTACCGCCACAATAAAAAAGAACTGAAAACCCGCAACACAATTTTTAATCGGTTGCCCCGCTTTCAGTCCTTTCGGCATTACCAACATATCGAGGATATCGTCGATAAGTTCGACTTTTTCCTGGTCTATGGTATACTTTTTACTTTTACCCTCCGCCATTAAACGGAATTGATTACATTGAATTATTACATATTTAGGGGCTTTAATTCTCCCGCTCAATACGTCCAATGTATAAATATAACTTGGGTGCTCTAGGATCGTCATTCCTTTTTTCTACCCTGTAATACTTTTAATAATGGATCACTATTCTGCTTTTGAGCCTCAATGTTAATGTTGCCTAACTTTGCCCGAGCCTGTGGGCTTAAACTCAATTCATTACAACATCTGAATAATTCATCAGTATATTTTTTCTTTGCTCCTATTACCTGGGGATCGAAAGCCTGGGTAATATCCTCGTTAATTAATCGATCTATTTCCCTCTTTCGATCTATGGCAATAACGCAAGTTTCCAAAATATATACGTCAAGATTTCCTAATATGTCCGCCTGTTCAAGTTCATTAACTATGTACTTGAATAGCTTTTTTTGTTCGTTGTTAAGGTGTGAGGGCGGTTTCAATTTATCCGCCTTACCTCTTAATTTATTTTCGTTTGCAATTCTCTTGCTGATCTCGTCCTTTGTCTGTGAACAATCGGTCAATATTTTTGCACTTTTACACGGTCTTGCCAAATACTCCGCCCTCCTTTCGTAAAAATTTATCTTATATCAATATCGCTAACCTATTAAATAAAAAATCCCCGAATAATCGGGGATTAAAAATATAAATATTATTTTTTTATTATTTCAATATATCTCTTTTTATTTAGATTAAATGCTGGTAACGTGGAGCCAACCCATTCATTTTTATCAACTTTAAAATCAAAAATTGTATTCACATCTATTTCAACATATTGTATATATGTATTTTCCATTAAATCGTTATAATTCACCTTAAGTGATAAAATTCCTTTTATCTCTCTCATAGTATACATGTTAGATTTAGGAGTTCTAATTTTATCTAATCTGACTTTTAATGCTATGTACGCAAAACATTCATTATTCTTTTCCAAAATCTCATATTCGGGTTTTATTGCTGTATCGAATATATCATGCATTTTTTTATCATTAAAATAAATATTATTTATTTTAATATTTAAACATGGACCTGCTCCAATATTTTTTATTTTCATAACAGAATCAAACTGATGCGTACACTCATCATCATCGATGTCAAAGAAAAATAACATATCATAATTATCACAATCAAATTTTCCAACTTCATCAACATTAAATATTAAATATGGTGCTATTGCTAATCTTCGATCTTCATTCGCTTGTTGTCTTTGAAATTCTCTATCTTTTTCAGATTCCTCTGATTGGAATACTCTATCTTTATCAGTTTGTTGCCGTTGAAATTTTATAGTTACCCAGATTCCAACTAAAGTAACTATGCCACCCAATAATGATCCAGTATAACTTCCCAAAAAACCTGCCCAATCTTTATTTTCTATATTACTTGGATAATCACTTCCAAATGCCCAGTTATCTATAAGCAACGGAATAGATATGCATACCCCTAATGCTAATAAGAATAATAATATTGATACTATTGCAATTAATACGTATTTCAAACACTTTTTTTTCATATTTTGAACAACCCCAAACAAACCATTTAATATATCCCAATTATACCACCATTGATAAATTATGTATAATTGTCAGTGCATTTTCAAAATCTCATTTTACAGATTATTTGCACTTAAATGGGGGCTGTGTGGTGTCAGCTTATTCAATAAAAAATCCCCCAAAATAGGGGGGGATTATAAGAAATATAGTTATATTATTATCTTACATTTACTTACTTTATTCAAAGTTAGTCCAGGCTCTGAATATTCCCATCTAGTATTATCATAATTACTAATTAACTCTATAGTTACACTCATTTCTATCTCTTGTTCATATTGATTCCCAAGCAAATCTTTATATCCAATTTTAAATAATAAAGTTCCATCTCTTTTACTACATTCAACTAACGCTTCACTTTTACTTTTTGTTTCATCCAGCCTAAACCTAAAATCTATTAATATATACCATTGTGATTCCTTTTCCAAAGTATCGTATTCTACACCAGAATAACAATTTACTTTAATACCTTTAAATGTTACATCATATACTCTTAATTCTAACAATGCACCCACTCCGATATTCTTTAATTCCATCAATCTTGTCATACATATATTATCATTCTGCTCCCAATAATCTATTTCAATCTGACACTCTTCAATTTTCACTGATGTGTTATCTTTCATGCTATATTTTAAATAAGGTGCAATTGTTAATCTTCTATCTTCATTCGCTTGTTCTCGTTGAAATTCCCTATCCTTTTTTGCTTGTTCTCTTGTAAAATTAATAGTTATTCCAATACCAGTTAGCGTGAATATGCCTCCCAATATTGCTCCAATATACCCCCCATTAAAGCTTGACCATTCTGAACTAGTTAAATGTGAATCATATACCCGAGTAGAATATAAATTATCTAATATAAAAGGTATTAATATAATTCCTATCGCTATAAAAAGCAATTTCCATATAGATCTTTTATTCATACTATTTCCTCCAATAATACATAATAATGCTATATAGTATTGTATCATATCTTATTAGATATGATCTTTCTTACTTTTGAAATATAATAATTAATTAGTTTATTCCATCTCTATATGCTTGTAATTCCTTTTTATATTGCTCTGTCTTATGATAACCGCATGACGTATGCTCATAACAATAACCACGATACACGCAGTCACATACACATACATTATATAACTCGGGTTCTTCATCTTTAATAGAATGTAATAACTCTTTCCATGCTATGCGTGTGTCAACACTTGCACAGCTACATAAACGCTTACGACTTATATTAATTAAAGCCTGTGCGTTAGCGACTGCCTCATGTTCAACGAATGAGCCTTGCCCCTTGTCGTCCCTGGCTATGCCTGTGCGGTCGTCCCTTTGTGTTCTGACATAATGCTCTATGCCTAACCAATGGCGTACAAAGTGAGTTGATACCCAATACTTAAGATCAAACCATTTCCATTTAATATTTAATAATCTAATGGGTGAATGTTCAGCAAGTAACATTCGACGTTTCCAATTACTTGATGGTTCTTTTTCTCCATGCTCCATATGGATTGTGGTTCTAGCTGAATTTAAAACATCATTCCATGAACCCCGAACCCCTAGAAATTTTACTTTCATTCTTAATTAATCTCCTTAGTTCTTCCCTCGGGATTTCTCCCCGATCTGCTCTTTTGTGATGATACGTACATAACGAAATAAGGTTCCCATCATCTAGCCTTAGATCAAAGTTTTCCTTGATCGGCTCTATGTGGTGAACCTCAATAATTTTATGATTATATGCTCTGCCGTATGTTTCATATAGATTTCTTATACATAACTGGCATAAGCCCTTATCTCTTATTAATATTTGCCTACGTTTCTTTTTCCAAACTTGACTATTCCTAAATTTATTCGCCAGGCTTCCGGGCTTAGTTCTTTCCGTCCTGTTAGCCTGGCAAATGAATTTTTTATCATGGATTCTCCCGCATTTACTACAACTTTTTAACATTTTAATACCTCATACTATGCCACCATGTTTATACTACTCATTAAGCTGATCCAGTAATTAATCGTTAGTTGATGATACCTTTTTTGTAATAATTAAATATATATTGTGCTAATATATTTTTCTTTTGTTTCTAACTTTTAAATACTTAATCAATTTAACTTTCTATAATTTTTCATAAGTGCGTTTATTCTTAATGTTTGTTGATCTTTGGGGATAATCCCATATAAGCACCCGAGTAAAAAGTAAAAATTCATGTAAAACAAAATTTAAAAAAACAAATGACAAGGGGTTTTAATCTATTGTAAGGAGTTGCAAATGACAAAAACCTCGGGTACTTATATCGAATTATCAAAGATCAAAATATATTTCTTGGGGCTTTGTTCCGCCCCCTTAACTGTTATCTTATGATATAATATTAACACCTTTTTTTACTGTAAAAATGACCACATATTGACTAAAAACTGACTAAAAACTGATCGAAAATTGATCGAAAAAAGCGGTCATATGCTAGGATATATGAAATCCATAATTTTATTAATTATCTTATTTTTCATTCGGCAACAAGTATCCTTATCAAGTCCTAACTTCATTCCAATTTCAACCCATGATTTTTTTGGCTTTATAAAATATCTTAATTCAACTAATTTATATTCTTCTGATTCTAGGCTATTTAACGCAACTTTTATAACCCTATCCAGTTCAATTAAGCCCTGGCGTTTACTTCTTAGTTTCTCTAATATTTCGACGTGGTGCTCGTCCCTTTTTATGACTTCATTCTCAACTCTACTTGAAAAAGCATTTGTCGGGCTTGATCTTTCCTCGTAAGATACCCCCGCTATACTTACATCATTGACGATTGAATTTATATGTATATCCAGGCTTTCGATTTCTAGCCCTAAATTTTTATAATTGTATAGTGTTTTTTCCGTCATTTTAAATAGATTATTTTTCATTTGTTAACCCCTTTTGTGATAATGGGCTCATTTTGTCTGACACTCGCAAACAATCTGTATCAAGGCTTTGACCCCATTTTATTAAAAATTTCTGTCTATATAATATAGTTAAATTTCTTTATATTAATAAATAATGTCCCCGTATGAAAAAAAGATAAAAGAAAATATTAAAAGGTAGACAAGTTAGACAACAACGTCTGAACCCTTACGGGGTGGGCGTTTGACTATGTCTAACAATAGTTAGACATGTCTATCCACCTAATTATTAACAAATACTTGAACACGATCACCAGGCTTAAAACCTTTTATATCCATGTTTTTAGTAACTCTTATTTGCTTTGTAGCAAATCCCTTTTCGTTTATCTCTCTAGTAAACTTATTTATATTGACGGGTTTCATTCCGCCATTGTGACACCATAACGAATATTTGTTATAAACTGCTTGTACTGGCTCATAATATACTTTGTTTTCCTCGATAAACATAATAATAGGGTTGTTTATTCTCTCGTATTCTGCCAGTTCCTTTTTAACGCTTTCCACCTGGGTAAATTCAAAGGTACTTAATACCCTTTTTAGTCCTTTGATTGATAATAATAAAAGGTACTCGAGCGATTCGTCAGTCATTAGCTTATCTTTTATAAATGGATCATAATCGGGATCATTAGAACTGAATCGAGCGTTAAAAGGTACAATTATTAATCTACGGCTTAACCCGTCCGACGTATCGTTAACCCTCGGGATTTCATTAGCTGAAAAGATCAGCTTTCCAAAATTCCTAATCTCGAAAGGGTCTTTTCCCTTTCTTTCAACTAATAAAGTTTCACCAGTAACTAACTTTTTAAATTTCGCATTATCGGGCATATAATTATTACTGATATCGTCCCCGATATTTGCTAACTTTCCAACTATGTCAGCCGTTTTAAATCTCTGCTCAATTTCTTCCATACCTATAGCCGACACGTTCTTTTCGCCTAACATAGATTTAATCATGTCAAGGATTGTACTTTTTCCGTTTGATCCTCGACCTGTTAATATAAAACATCTTCCCAACTCTGGACGGCGTAACAATGGATAACCCGCCATTTCTTCAAGTAACAACCTTAACGACGGATCATTACAAGCGATCTTATTTAATGTTTGATCTACTACGGGGCTTTTTGCTCCTGGGTTGTAATTGATAGATAGTTTATTAACTGCGATATATTTTGGATCGAACGGCTCGAGCTCTAAGGTATTAATATCTAATAGCCCATTATTAACGACTATCTTATCGGGTGGGCTTAGTGGTACTTCCTCCGCTATAATATTTAAATAGGTAAGTACCTCCGATCTCTTGGCACGGTTCAAACTTGGAATATGTTTTATCGCTAGTTTCTCGATCCCTAATAAGTTATTTACATACACCCCATTATCATAGTAATGTAATTCCCCGTTGATCTTTACGATACTGTATTCACGTTGTAAGAAAGTACCGAATAGATCGTGCGACCACTTCCCACCCTCGTCAAAGAATGATTCTTTTTGAAAGGATTCGTCCCTTAAGATCGTGTTTAACTCTGAATCGGGTAATTTATCTTTTAAAACATAATCATTTATTATGTTTAAAGTTTCTCTGATCTCTTGCTTATTAAAGCCATATCGTTGTAATAATAAAATGTAATTAAATAATGTTTGGTTTCTGCCGTCCCCTTCCTCTAAGTTGTTAAAGTCGGGACACTTAGGTAACGGAGTTAACCACTTGGGTAAATCGTCAATAGTTCCCGTGGTACTCATAGGACGTACTTTCCCTTTGATCTTTAACGGTATAACTGCGTTTTTTGTTCCGAGTTTAATATCAACTATTAGCCCCAGTGCTGACGGTTTATGTATAACGTTAGCTTTAACCCCAGTATTTTTAAAATAAAAGTGTTTCCCCCTGGTGGTTTTTATAATAGTGCAATTGATCCCCTTATCTTGTATGATCTTTTGTAACACTTCCGATTCTTCTTTGGAATCTATATCAATTAAGATATATTCATCACTTAAAACCCCGCCGTATTCCTCTAAGTCCTTAACTTGATCCAGGCTCGAAAACTCACTTCTACTTTTAATACTTTCAATTGGGCGTTTGCCTTTCATTCCTACATAGCCTTTAAACATTACTTTTTACTCTCCTTATACTTAGTTTACTGGTTCTTTAAATAATTAATCATTAATAACGTATAGCCTATAATATCTTTTAAAGTGTCCTCTTTGCTCTCGTCAGCGACTAACTGGGTATTACTTTTATTAAGGCTCTTTAATCTGCTGATCTTGTCCTCGATCCTTAAGAAATACGCTGTTATTCCGTATTCACCCATAGTCTTATCAAAACTATTGCCATAGTCCCGATTTTTTCTTTCTACTAAGTCCGCTACCTCCTTGGCAATAGTCTTTATTTCTTCACTATTTATCTGTTTTTTATCTATATTAATTTTCATGCGGTTTTAACTCCTTTAAAGTCATTTATTCTTTTGTTTGCTATGTCCACATACCATTGTTTATTTAATTTTCTTGGCGTGGCTGCACTCTCTATATTTTCGTTTACTATGAAACATTGTTCGGGTGTATTAGCGATCTTAAACGGGTTACATTGTTTGACTTTCCATAACTGTCTGTCCCGTCTGCTCCTACTTGCGAACACTCGAAAGACTTTACCCTCAATTGCTTGACCGTTGTAAACTGCGTAAGCGAATTTACTTGATATTTTAACTATCTTTTGAAATTGCTTAAGTTCGTTACATTCACAAATTGTTTGCTCCACTGGTACGTCGTTTATAAAGTATTCTTTAATCGCTTTATTTACGATCGGTAAATCATAGTCAAGGGTATTCAATTTCTTAACATAAGCCCCTTTTGACTTGATTTCCCCGTCCTCCATAACTACCATGTAATTATTAACGTCCTTTTGGATAACCTTTGTAATTCGATCATGTTCAAGGCTCATTCTTGACCTTTGTTCCCACTCTTTGCATATTTCCATATAAAGCGGGATATCTGCCTCACTCTTTAGCTTAAACATAACCCCGTCGGTGTTTGATTGGATCAATTCGAAATGTGGTTCTAGGTGCTCGATCAAATCCAATAATAAAAGCTGACCGTTAACACATACATTATTCGCCATTAGTGGATCATATAATGGGTTATATTTGTCCTTACTTGCCCCGTAGGTTGAATTTAAAACGATCTTGTAAGGTTGTTGTAATGGGTTCTTATCTTTCTTAAATACGAGCCTCATATCACGTATTTTTCTAAATTCTTCGGGGTTCATAACATTTCGAGATAAAAAGCCGTATTCTATCATTAATGCGGGGTAATATGATCCTACGTCACTATTAATAAATATCCCCTCACCGATATAATTCTTTTTTGCTCCATGCAGTCCACCCCAGGCGAAAATATGAGGTACACCCGCTACGTCAATTTTTAATTCCTTATCATAATCCAGGTTTGCTTTATTTTTGTACCATTCGACTATGTAGCGATACTTTCGCACCTTTAGGGTATCAACTATCGTTATATTAAATTCGTCGTTACGATCCCGTTTATTAGCTTTTAAAATGATCGCCGATAGCTGGGCTTTTGTTTTACTGATATATGAAAGGGGCAACTTAAAGGCTGTAATTAATGACATATGACTTTCAAATTCGCTATAGGTGTTTAGAAATACTTCCATTGTCTGCTCTACGTCGTGATTACAATAAAAGATCACTTCTTTTAGTTCTTCATCTGTTAGCTTTCTAGGGATATCAAATCTTACTGTAGTTTCTCTTATATCGTTCCCCATGAATCCCTCTAATTGCTTAAGGCTATAAAGTGGGCTAATCATACAGTCATAATTGAAAAGCTGAACTTTATTAAATAGGCTAGTGAATTTATAGCCAGGTTGCTTTCTCTCGATTATGAACTCGTTAACCTCCTGGGGCGATATATCAAGTAAGATCGATTTTAAAATGTATTGGTCATAATGTTTCGAGTTGTACCCGATCCAAATATTATCAATGTTCTTTTTATAAAGCCTTTTTAGTGCTTTGGAATTATTAACGATCGTGTGAGTTTCTTGCGTATCAGTATCTTTAACCACGACTAGCCAGTCTTTTTTAAAAACCTCAAAGTCATAAAATAACATCTTTTGTTTCCCCCCCTGTCATAACTGCGGGGGATCACTCCCCCTAATGTCTTAATAATTTGATTCGATCTCTATTTCAAAGGTTTCAAAGTTGAAAGTAATATTAAACGGTCTATTGCACACATTACAACTTGGCGGATGATTAATAATTCTTGGGTAACTATCACCTACAAAATGAATGTGTTCGGTTTCCTTTGGGTTCACAATAAAGCCGTTGTTACAGATCGGGCAAATTATTCTAGTTTTATATTTCATGTTTAAGCCTGGAATGTTTCAGTTATTGTAATGTCTGTAAATCCTTTTTTATTGATAGTGTACTTGACCTCATACTCGAACCCTTTGTCGTTGATCTCGTCTAATACCTCGTCCAAATATTCTTGAAAATCTTCACTACTTGTGATCTTTTCGGTTGGTTGAATTCCAGTATCTAAAGAGAATATAAAGTCAAACGCTTGACCTAATTGCCAGTTTTCTTTTATAACCTGGTTCTTAAATAACTTTGATCCTTTGAACTCACCGTCAAGGATATTGAACCAAATCGAGATCATATCGTCGCCCTTTTTAGTTTCCTTGATCTCCATCTTTTCGACTGCAACCTCATAAGTTCCCTCGGGTACTTCTTTAAAGCCCCCGCCGTTTTCCTTTGCCTCTGTTATTGCCTCATTGATTGCGTTTTTATCAATTCCGTTTTTAAATTTATCAAATATACTCATAATTTTTTATTCCTCACTTTTCTTTCTTGATTTTCTTTTGTTTTCTACTGGTGGGTTAAATTCGCTGTCGGGTACTTCATCAAATGGGATCGGATCACCTTCAACTACTTCGATTTTATCCTCTTTGACTTTGCGTTCCCTCTTTGGTTTCTCGTCCTTGCCTTTGTCTTTGTTACGTCTTGCCTTACGATCCACGGGCTTTTCGATCTCTTCATTTTTGACCTTTTCGTCTGCCTTTTTCATTTCCTCGTCACTCTTGAAATCTTCCCCAATCTCATAATAATTTCTAATCTTTTCGTCAACATAATTAAGATCGTTATCAATAGCGAATGTTGGAAACATACCCATAGGGCTTTTAACTGTATCATTTCCGCTATTTTGCGTTAAGAAATAATACTTTCCATCTGATACGTAAGTCTTAAGAACTGTTGTAAACATACCCTCGATTGTGATTTTTTCGTCTAGCATTTTCCCGATAGTTTTTATCTTTTGTCTGCCGTCGTCCATGATCTGTATGTGACTTAAGAAATATACCGTCACGTCGTCGGGTAGGTTGTCCGCTAGATCAAATAATTGAAAGTAATCGCTTTGGATATCGTTGTATTTATCCCACCCAGTTTCTTTAAGTCTTTGCATATAAGGGAATGACATAAGATATTGACCATCATCAACGATCACTATTTTTTTATTACTTGCTCTTATAAATTTACTTATCTGCCTTATGTCAGTCGTTCCAGTTAACGCCTCAAACTTCCCCTTAAATGGTAGGGGCTTTTTAGCGGGGTTAATGTAACATACTTCGCCAGGATCAAAGTTCCTCAATGACGTACTTTTACCCGTCCCCGATTCGCCTAGTATTAATGTTTTAATTGCCATGCTTTAATTACTCCTTTTATATCAGATTATATTTATCAAAATAGTCAAGTATAAGACTATAAAAATATCGATTTATAGATCATTCATGATCTGCATTACTTTAGCCATGCACGCTAATTTTTCAGTGAATGAAAGATCGGCATTTTCTATTTTCTCATGAATTTCTAATACTTCGGTTAATGCTTCTAATCTATCATTTAAAAACACTAAACTTAATTCAACTTCCATACTTAATATGTCATACTTTGCCTTTGCCTTTTCGGTTGTTACTGATTCTTTTAACGTTTCGTAATATTCCTTTGTGATATTTAATGAATTGATTCTTTCCTCGAATACTTCTTTTAACATTTGTCCGTGCTCTAATGGTTTCATTTGATTAACACTCCTTAATTATCTTTTGTATTTCATTTTTAAATTTATCAAAATCTTTCGGGTATAGTATCACCCCATAACCGCCCGATTTATTTATTAAATCAATGTTTCTGATCTGTAGGGCTGACGGTTTCCCGTTACTGGCTTTGACTTCTATTCCTACGAATCGCCCTTTAACACTTGCGATTATATCGGGGATTCCTTTCGGGCTATATGCTCCCGCCCAATGTTTAAAAAACCATGTATCGGGTAGACTTTTTAAAAAGTCCTTAATCTTATTTTCAAATATCTTTTCTTCTGCCATCTTATGACCTCTTACAATGATCGTCGTTAATAGTTCTTTTTTTAGTTTTCTCAATTAACTGAGCATATTCGTTGATCTTTCTTTCGATCTCTTGCTCTGCGAATGATTCAAGCCTTTTTTTACTTTTACATATCCAATGGTTATTCGCCCACTTTTTAACCTCGTCATTCATTTTGGTTCGATCTACCCCACTTATGTCTAAATTAGATATTATATACTCATTTACTAGGGGGTTAAATTTCATCTGAAAGTACATTTTAAATTACTCCTTTTTCTGCTAGTTCTTTTGTTATCAGTTCGTCAAATGGTATATTGAATATTTGCTCTAATACATTAATGCTTGGTATTATAAAGCCAGTTTCGTACATTCTAACGCAACGAATAGTCCTATTAATTCGGATCGCCAAATCTGACTGCGTTAGTCCATGTAATTTCCTATATTCTTTTATTGCCTCCGCAATCGTCATTTATAAGCCTCCTTAAATAGTTCGTCGGTATAGTCCTTACGTTGTTTCAAGGTTTTAAATATATCCTGTTCAACACTTTGATCTGTGATTAAGTAATAATATATGCAAGTTCGATCCTGTCCCAGTCTGTGGGTTCTCTTTTTACTCTGCTCGAAAAGATCGCTTGACTGGTGCAAACTAAAATATATGATCTTATTACACTTCTGTAAATTTAACCCCATTGCCCCCGCCTGGTATTGTACAATGGTTACAGAATCCAAATACTCGTCGTAGTTCTTTAAGTTCTTAGAATCACCATTAACCATGCTGACAGGCTTGTTTAATTTCTTGCATATCTTGACCAGTTCGTCATATTCATAGTTAAAGTTATAAAATATTATGAGGCGGTCGTCGGTAGATTCCATTAACTCAGTGATCTTTTCATATTTATGTTTGTTGTACATTCCCGCAAGTTGTCGCAAGTATAAACGATTAGTTAACGAGTTATCGCCAATCAATTCAATTCCACCGATTTCAATTAACCGATCCTTTTTAAACTTCTTATACTCTGGAATGTTCTTTACTGGTATTTCATATTCGATCGTATCGGGTAGGGTGATAACATCCTCGGTTTTCATAAATACAGCTCCATGATCCCGCAACTTTCTTTTTAATCGGTCAACGTGTTTATATCCCGTGACCTTTGGACGACTGAACCCTCCAACGTCATACATGAAATATTTAATATATGTGTCCCAGTAATTTTTTTTCGTGATCTTCCACCCTAACAAGCTAAGTTGCGTGAAAAGTTCTTCATACTTCCCGCCTGTTGGTGTCCCACTAAGTAAGATAATATTTTCAGGCTTTAATCTTAAAATAAACTTTGTTCTCTTACTGGTTGCGTTCTTAATGTAACTTGATTCGTCCAATATCAGCGTGAACCCCTTAAGTTTTTTTAATTCAGCCCTTCGCCATGTAAGATCGTAATTAATAATTATTACAGTGTACGGCTCGATCTTAGTTAATGGCTTATTGTACTTTATAACTTTATACCTTGGGTAAAATTCCTTATAGTGATCCTCCCAGTCGTCCAGTTTAGATTTTTGACAAATCAATAGAATAATGTTTGTCCCTAACTGCTCCGCCTTTTCGGTTGCTACGAAAGTTTTTCCTAATCCCATATCGAGATAATATGCCACTTTATTTTTACCCTCGGTATGTTCCAGGGCTTTCACTTGGTGCGGAAATAAAGTTATTGTATTAATTTTTGATCTTTCCTTTTTTTCTTTGGTAATTCTAAAACTATTTTTTTAGTTTTTTTATCTAGTGTTATTTTTGAAGTCATCTTTTGTTTACCTCCTGGAATTTTTCGTTTTGTGAAATCCCATGCCCTTATTATACGAGAAATACAATTTCCCTACAATTTGCGAATTTAGATGATTTTTAAAGTTTAGCTAAAAATATCTTTCAAAACCTCTTTTATACTGTGCAATTCAAAAAGTTTTTTTAAAATAGATTTTTGTTTACGAAAATAACTATATACCATGTTAACCCTTTATTGTATTTTTTTATATTTTTAGTCGTTTTTCGCTATATATTACAGTTGCATAATTTTAGAATTAAGATATAATAAAATTATCGCATACGAAAACAGCATCGTATAAAATTTGACTATAAGTAATAAATTATAAATAATTTAATTTGTAATTTATTGCTTATATTCATTGAGTATAGGGGGATAAAATACAAATGAATAATGTTAGTATAATAGGCGAGAATATAAAAAAAATTAGACAACATAAGAATATGAGTGCAGTTGATTTAGCACAAAAAGCGGATGTGAGTAATGCAACTATCAGCCAAATCGAAAACGGAAGGCGACAAACCCTACAAGCTGATACCCTCGAAAAGGTTGCAGGTGCTCTTGGAGTTACTACCGACCATCTACTCGGTGATAGTGATACAGTTAAATTTGAAACAAATGATATTATAGACGTTTTAAACATAATAAATTATGCTGAGGGTATAACCCTAGATGATATTAAGTTAACAGATGATGAAATTCAACTACTTAATATTAGTATTAAAACAACTTTAAATGCTATTCGTTTCAGTCGATTAAAATAAAGTGGTTCGCTTATGTGATCCGCTTTTTTTATACCCCATTTATACCTTAATGATAAAGTAACATAGTTGAAGTAAAAAATACACAAAATTAATAACAAATCCTTTATGTAATGTTTGCCCCTTTTGGGGGTAATTTCACTATTATAGAATTTAATTATATACATAAACTAAAATCATAACAAAGGAGTAAAATTTTATGGAGAATAAGTGGCATAATGCGGGTACTAAATTAAGAGAACTCCGAAAGACTTTAAAGCCTAAAATGTCAGTTTTTAAAGTTGCTAAACAAATACATATTAGCGGTAACTATATGTCGCTGATCGAAAGAGGATTAAACTGCCCTAACGATCAAATATTATTTAACCTAGCTGAATTTTACGGGGTTGATCCTGGAGACTTATTTAAGTTGTATGATAAAATGATTCCACCAACACTTGAACAGATGAACGCCATTCCTTCACTTAGAAAAATAATGACTGAGATTAGTATTGACGAAAAGTTATCATCTGACGAAAAGGAGGCTTTTGCGAAAAGAGTTTATGAGATCGCTACCCAGTTCATTAACAAGGAGGATTAGACTTATGTTAAATTTATTTTTGTCCTTTGAACAATTTTTAGAAAAATTATTTGGTTATGAATTTGTTGTTCATTTTGAAGATAGCGTGGTATTTATAGCGGGAATCTTTTTAGGCATGATAATAATGTCCTGTTTATCGGGACGTGTAGTCTTTAAGTTACAAAAAGTTAGTAACTTGGGATCAAGTAACATAAAATTAATCAAATTTGTACATGAGGGCAATAATCACTACATAGCTGATCCTAAAAATGTAGGTGAATCGATCGAAACTCTTTTACTAGTAATCTTCCGCCCTCTCTTTCAAGTTAAAGAGTATAATTATAGGGACGAAAGACGAACTAAAATATTTATAATAGTTCTAGTAATACTTGCTATAATTTTTTTTATCCTTGCAATCTTGTGTATTACTACTGTAGTAGTAGATAATGTTTGAATGATGGATAAAAAATAAAAAAAGTAGATTAATAATCTACTTTTTTTATTTTACTTTATTTTATAAATAAACCTTCACTAATTGTAATCTTTTCCAAAATATCATATGCTTCACTTTCACTATTCAAACCTTGAATGCAAGCAATTAATGAATCTGAATCAATATAAAATAAAAAATCTTGATTTTTAAAATAAATTGATAAACTCGCAATAGAATTATTCAACAAATCTATAGTAAATAATTTTTTCAGCATATCCATCTTTATTGATTTACTATCAATTGCTGTATACTCTGATTCATCATCTACAATTTTCTTAGTTATAACAAAATCATATTCGTAATAACAAATTAATTTTATGAAAATATAAAAGGTTTTATTTAAAAAAACACTAAACTCATTCTTTAATAAATATTCTTCTACATCCCAATAGTTTGAATTATCTTCACTTATTCTATATGGGAAAATATCTATAATTGTACTTTCTTCTTTCTCATTAAAGTAGTCTAATAAATCAAGTATATCATCTAATTCCATTTTAACATTCTCCTATCATTTTCTTAAAATCTTTCCATCTTCATCTAATGTAGCAACTCTTCCTCCTTTTTTATCTTTTAGCTTCCAATAGCTACCACCGTGAGAATTCTCTCCTCCACGATCTCGTTCTATAACCCAACCGCCATCTTCTTTCCAAGCTTTTTCACCTCTAATTTTTCTGTTAAAGTAACCAACCTCAACACTCTCGCCATCCCTTAATAATCTTTTAGGAATTTCCTTTGCTATGTCCGCTACACTCGGTTCTTCCCACCACGCCCAAATACTCTCGCCATCATGATCTACAAAACCACCGATGGCATGAGCAGGCGTTATATTTACTGTTGTTAAAACAGAAAATGCCACTAAAAATAAAGCTAATTTTTGTTTAATTTTTTTCTTCATCATAATATTTTAGTCCCCCTAAATTGTATCATATTTTTTTATTTTTTTACAAATTTTATTATACATATTTAAAAAGCTAATTCTACCCTTATTACCTTAAAAGTATAATTTAGGGAATTAAAAGCATAATTTATGAAATAAAAAGTAGAATTTAGGAATAAAAAGTACAATTTAGGGAATAAAAAGAATATATATTTTAATTTATCGATAGATAGATTAAAATAGTTAATATAGTTTTAATGATATATTGACTTTTACTATGTATAGGTAGGTATAAATCTATCAGATAAAAAACCGAAATTCCCATACTTTTAGAAATATTAAAAAATATTTGTGACACTCCCCTTGTTTACAATGCTAATAACTTTGTGTTACAATCATTTTGCGGAATGGGTGGTAACGAAAGTTATTGCCTGTTTTTTATTTTATTCATTTATCATGTAATCCGATAAGTTCGTCGATCCCTCATTATCCCAACCTAATAATTTTCTTTCTAGTGAATTATAGTTGTACTTTCTAGCCTCGAAGTTATTAAATTTTGAAACGATCTTTTCCTCATTGATTAGCTTGTATTCTATTTCTATCTTTCCAGGGTTCTTTATAGCCCATTTAGTATAATAAAATTCATCCTTTACATTTTTTGATTTCTTAGTAAAATCAAATGCTTTTATAACTTTTGCGGGATCATTTTTGCTATCTTTTAAAAGCTCATTAGACTGATCTTTATTAAAACCAGTATATTTAATAATTTCAATAACTTTAGGATCATCTTTTTCAATAATCTCATCTACATGAATTTGATTTTCAAGGGGTTTTTTACCGTCACTATCGACTGGTAATTTTCTAGGTTGCTCAGTTGGCTTAAATTGTTGTTTTTCTTCTTCACCAACGTAGAATAAATATTTATGTATAAAATATAAATTCTTATTTGCTTTACCTTTTTTGATAGTGATATACTTTTTTTCTTCCAACGCTTTTAAATTATCAAAAACAGTTGCTTTTCTATTAGTTGATAATGTAATCATTAAATGTTCATAGTTTGGATAGGAATACCCATCTGAATGACTATGATATAAAATTAAGCTACTTAGTAGGATTTTTTCACTTGGTTTTAGGTTGGTATCGTGGTCTATTTCCAGCATTGTTTTTAGTAAATCTTTTATCACTATCGTTCCCCCCTTTACTTCGTCCTTTGTTTCTTGTTCTTTACATCTTTGAATATAATTTCGTTTTCTTCGTCTGTATTTAGCCTTATTTCGTAACCATTAGCAATTAAAAATTCTTTAACCGCTTTATTAGTAATTTTACTAGCATCGATCATAGTTTCATGTTTCATACGATATAGTGTATCGTACACTTCGGGTTCAAGTCTGCAAGTAAATCGATCAAGTGCCATTTGTCCACCTCCTTCCATTCAACTTACACTTTAAATATACACTAGACGTCTATATACGTCAAGGGTGTATTTAAAATATTTTTATACTTTAGTTGTTTATAGATAATATATATAAATAATAAATATATATAATATATATATGGTATCGGAAAGCGTAACACTCTATTACTAAAAGCGTACCTCTAGCATTACTATTTTAGTAATACTCTGTTACTAAAATAGTAATACTCTAAACAAAAAAGAGTTACTAAAAGCGTAACTCTGTGGATAATGTGAATAAAAAAGAATCTTATTAAAGGCTCTTTTGCTCTATTATTTTATAACTCAATTCAAATTTATCTGAGATATCATCAAAATACATTTCATATACATTGATACCTAATTTTTTACCTATTCCAATCAGTTTATCTTTGTACATTTCATTACAAGACATTCCAATATATATTGATTTTATTTCAATGCCCAAAACACTGTTTGGAATCAATCCGCCGTTTTTATTTACATGTACAACTCGATTTGCCTCTGACTTTGGAAATAACAATCTATACTCATTTTCATATTCCCAAGAACTATGTTTAATTATAGTGCTATGAAAAATTAAACTTTGGTATAATTTAAAATCTTTAATTTCTTCATCTGTAATGGTCTTTTTATATGATTTAGTCGCAAGGTTTATATAATTCATATAAACAACGTTTGCTGGAGCACGTTCTCCTTCATAAGAAATCGGAAAGAAAAACTTAGGTTTGTGTATATTATATTCAAGGCAAAAGCCTTTATGGTTATTCGCATAATGTGCCCACATAGGCATATTATTCGCTAAGTTAGTAGTAAAACAACCAATTAAAACTTCCTCTCGATAAGATTTAATTAATTCTTGTATAATTTCTAATGGATAATTATATTGTTTAATTTTTTCCTCCTCTATGTACAATGATTTCAGTTCAAATGGATCATTAAGATTATCACGTGTTGACATCCAAAATTCTTTATTTTCAATGCTATTAATCTTTATATCATTGAAACTTTCAATTTCGCATTTCTCCTTACAGTCAGGAACATCACTAATATACATAAACTTAAATAATGTTTTAGGTATATTGCTAATTCTATATTCATCTGCCTCGTTAAACTTTTTTTGTTCCATTAACTCTAAATATTTTTCTCTACTGTACTCCATAAAATCACTCCTTTATATCATAATTTACCATTAATAAAAAATAATTGTAAGTATATTTATTTCTACACCTACAATTACTATCATAATTTATAATTTGCATGCGACTACATTATCGATCATGACCACACAATTTTTTATTGATTCCATTAGAATCTCATAATTTTTAATCTTGCTTTCAAGTTCTTTAATATATAATTCCCTTTCCAGGCTTTCGCTTGTTGTTTCAATCCCCAAATATTTATGTATTTCGCTCAATGTAACTACATATTCATTTCCCGACTTTACAGCTTTTAATTTACCTTGCCTTATTGCTGATGTAAGTCTGTTTACTGGAATATCATACTTTTCTGAAATCTCTTTTAATTTTAAAATTGTTTTTTCATTTGTTACACTCATTTTTATTTCCTCCTTAATTTCTTCTATTGATATAGTAACAACTTATTCACTTTAAATAAAACCTTGTATATGACTAAAATAAAAAGTTACATATCACTACCTTTAAATAGCTTGATTTTCGTATACAAAATATATTTTTTCGTTTACGAAAACGAAATATTTGTGTATAATAATTTTGACATATAAATTATTAACTAAAGAATAAAACATAGGGGTGAACAAATGGCAAGTTATGAACAACTATCAAAAGACAATTGGAAAGTTACCGTAAGTCTTGGTTTTGATTCTAACGGTAAGCGATTAAAGCAAAAAAAGCAAGGATTTAAAAGAAAAAAGATGCTGAAAAGTGGGTCACTGATCTGCTGGCAAAAAAACATAAAGGGTATGTTGCTCCAACTGAAAGTAATGTAACTTTAAAAGAATATATACATAAATGGTTCACGGAATATAAAGTAAATACCCTATCCACTAATACTATTGCAAATTATAATTCTCGCATTGAAACTCACATTATTCCTAAACTGGGTAACTACAAAGTAAATAAAATTACTAATGAAATGGTACAAGACTTTTATAATAGTCTTATCAATGACGGTCAAAAGCCATCTAGTGCTAAAAAGGTTCTTGAAACTTTGGGGAATTGTCTTAGGTATGCACAAAAAAACAAATTAATATATAGTGTTCCAGTAGATATTGAAAGGGTTGCAATTGAGAAACCAAGAGTTGAGTTTTGGAGTAAAAACGAAGTTGATTTCTTTTTAAATGAAATGAAAGACGATTATTTATATACTCCTATACTTATTACAGTGCTAACTGGTCTTAGAATAGGAGAATTATGTGGCTTACGGTGGTGCGATATTGATTTTGATAATAAATATTTAAGCGTTAGAAACCAGGTAATAAACGATAAAGTAAGTAAATCTTTATTATTCACCGATAAATTAAAAACTTTAACCAGTTATAGAAAAATTACAATACCAAAAATATTGATTAATCATTTAAAAAGCATTAAAGGTAACGTCCTTGATACTGATTTTATAATATTAACTCGTGAAGGTGAAATGTGCAACCCTCGTAATTTATCAATGAATTTCACAAAAAAAGTTTCAAAATATAAATTATCTTTGGAAGATTTTGAAAAAGGGAACAACGGGGACACAATTAATTATATACAACTTGAACAAATAACATTTCATGCACTTAGGCATACACACGCAACGTTATTAATATTTAAAGGTGAAAATATTAAGGTAGTATCTGAACGACTAGGGCATAAAAGTATAACTGAAACACTAGATACATACACTCACATAATGGAGGATATGAAAAATAATACTGCTGATCTACTCGACGATATGTTTTAA